CGCCTTGGCCGCCCAGCATCTTCATGAGCTTTGCCATGCTGGCTTCGAGGGCCGCCATGCGTTGCTCCAGGTCGCCACCTGATGGTGCGTTGGGGTCCATGGGCTGGTCTTGCGTGAGGGTGCTGGGCATGGCGGGTTGGTCCCCCATCACGGGCTCACCACCGCCTGGGCCACCTTGACCGCCGGCGTGGATGTGGATGTGGGTGTCGCCCGAGTTGGTGCCGGCCTTGGAGCCGCCATCACCCGGGGGATCGCCCTCGTCTTCCATCAGGGTCTCCATGTCACCCACCAGTGCGCGCATGCGCTGCGTGCGCTCGGCGGTGGTGAGGCGTTTGCGAATGGTCATGTCATTTCCTTCGTTGGTGAATGGGTCGTGGTCGCCGATTGCGCATCGCGGGCCGCAGCGACCACGGTCGACCAGCGCGATGTGATTTCCGATGATGTTGACTTGGATGCCCTCACCGGGCCCGGTCTGCTCATAGTCGGCTTCATAGCCCGCACTGACTTCGACCTTGCCCGCGTTGATCTGCTCAATCAGGTACTTGTCCGTGATGATGAGGTCCGCGAAGAGAACATCACTGTCATCTCCTTCGCCACGCCGCACATTGGTCGTGCTGAAGCCGTGGGCTTCGCGCTTCCAACTTCGCGGAGTGACTTCCATGCTTTCGGGATGCTCTTCCGTGACGGCAACGCCCATGAAGGAGCCCATGGTCTTGGCACTGAAAAGCTCTTCCGCCGAGCGGTAGACCCGGATGACGCCGCGCTCGTCCGGCTTCAATGGGATCTCCCCAGCCTTGTAGAGCAGCATCCCGGTGCGGGAGATTGGAACGTCGTAGCAGATGAGGTTGCCATTGGGCGTAAGTGCACGCTTGGGCCCCAGCTTTTCGACGGTGTAGATTTCAGGGGCATCACCCGGCGGACCGCGGTCGCCGGTGCGTGCCCTTGACGATTTGAACGTCATGGTCGGTCCTTCCGGTGGTGGTTAAGTGGCGAGATAGCCGGCATTGCGCAAGCTTGTGAGCAGCGCATTGAACTCGGCTTGGGTGGGCGCTGCTGCGGCATTGGGCACCGCAGCAGCTTTGGGTAAGCTGGCGGCCCCCAGCACAAAGACGCTGCCATCGGGGTTGAACAGCTCTCCTTGCACGGTGCCAGTGCGCATGAAGCCCGCAGCCAGAAGCTCGCGCGTCTGGCTCAGGCGCTGTGGTCGAAGTGGCATGAAAGCCCTCCTAGTCGTTGGGAAACACGGGTTCTGGATAGCAGCGGCAGTTTGGGCCGCAGCCTGCGTGATAGGGGGCAAGGCCCTTGTCGGTCTTGGGTGGGTGGTCCCACCTGATGTAGTTGCCCTCCTGGGCCCTATGTGTGGGGCGCACATCGCCATCGCGGCTGGTGCGCCAGATATAACCCTCACTGCCCGCATACCGCGCCCTGGCCTGGGTCAGGGTCGAAGCGGTGCGGGAGACTTCCGTCCTGGCTATGAGCTTTGCGCGGCTGGCCGTCACCTGCCCCGTCTCCAGGATCTTGGCCGCAATGGTTGATGCGCGCTCGCCCTGGATGAGCGCTTCCTGGCTAAGGTCATGCACGCGCTGGGCAGCATCAAGCGGGAGGCTCTTGATGAGCCCCACCTGCTCATCCATCAACAGTGCATAGTAACTGCCAGTGGGCGCATTGATAAGCTCATCGCGCAAGGCGCGACCCATATCAGCGCTGTTCTGTTTCCAGGCGTTCAGATTGCGACGGGCAACATCAGCAACCATGTAACGCGCAACCGTTTCAGCCCAAGGGCCAATCAGGTCCGCGTAATGGCGCAGCGTTCGCTCAATCTTCGAGCTTACGTCTGAGGGCAGGAGGTTGGGGCTGTCCGGGGCGAGGCCCTTGACCAGATGGTCGATTTGGCGGGCCACCTGCAGGAGCCGCCTCATGTAGTTTGACTCGGCCGCGCGGGCCATCGCTCGTTCCGCCAAAAGGCTTCTGCGGTCCTTCATCTTCATCCTCCGCAAACGGGTTCGGCTTGGTGCCGGGGAGCCCTTCAGGACCACCAAGCCCCAGGCCCAGCATCATCTCGCCCATCGGTGGTTCGATTTCTGCGTTGGCCTTGGCAATGTCTTCTTGGCTGATATTGGCAAAGATGCCAGTGACGCGGCTGGAGCTTGAAAGCTCTTTCATCGCCGTCTGGTCACTCAGCAGCCCAGCTTCCTTGGCCTTGGTCACCGCCTCCACCACCTTGCCCGCAACTTCCGCCTTCTCTTGGTCCTTCAGTTGCCACAGCGGACTGAATTCCGTCAGGAAGTTGGTGGGCAGTGCGATACCCTTGGAGCGGGCGATCATCGAGTAGATGTTGGTGACGCCTGTGCGCAGGTCCTTGTTCTGGCGCTGGTTGATGCCGTCGTAGTACATGCGCAGGTCGGATTCCCCGGTGCTGTTCAAGCCCGCTGGGCTCTGACCGAACAGCCGCACAAGCGGAATCTGCAGGGCCCCTGACAGCTGCTGGCCGAACTGAACGAGGGCGTCAGCAAGGCCACTGAAGGCACTGTGCTGTTGCACCTCAAACTCGTCAGCACCGTCAAGCATGGTGATGCCTTCGATGCCTTGGAAGCGCCGCATCAAGTCAACGTAGGCGTAGACGCCTTTCAGTGGCTGACCGCCACCAGCGACGATATCACGGAGACCTTCGATCTTCAGCGTGCGCAGGTATGCCTTATAGACGAGCTGGGCGGCGCCAGTGCTTGCGCTGTCAAAGGCAATCATGCGGTCGTAGAGCCGCTCCAATACGCTAATGCCCCACAGGTTCTCGGTCAGTTGCTGTTGGTACGGCAACTCGATCCCCACAGCGCGAATCATCACGCGGCTATAGTGGATGACCTGCCCACGGAAAGCAGGGGCGTTGGGCTGGACACGGTAATACCGGGGCATGCCCAAATTGGGCCCAAGCTCAGTGACGAGGTCTTCCAGCGTGGGCTCCACCATCCAGCGGTCTAGCGTCAACAGCCCCTTGAACTGATTCAGCCCCACGCTGTTCAGATTCAGCGGCGTTCGCGGATCCTGGCCGTCAATCAAGGCCACACAAAGCGCACCGCCATAAAGCCGGCTCCACTTGATGGTCTGATTGATTTGGTCCCAGACCTTGTAGACGATGGCGGTGTGGTCGAGCAGTTGGTCCGCCGCTGGAGTGATGGTGCTGATGGGTTCCACGCCGGCGCGCGTCATGTCATCTGCCACCACGTCCACGGCCATGCCACCAAGCCAGGAGCCGCGGTGAATCCATTCCAGCATCACGCGATTGCGCGTGATGGGGTTGAAGCCATAGTTGCCGGTCGTCAGAGGACTGTCAGCACCAATGCCAAGGCCCTGGGCGAAGTTGACGAAGCTGTCCAGCGTGGGGACCTTGGTCTGACTGCCATCAGGCGGCAGCATGCCTTTGATGGCCTTGACTTCAGCGCGGTGGGCATCGCGCACCGCCCCCTTGATTGATTGCTTGGGCATGAGCCCTCCTTATTTCTGGCGCATGGCGGCTTCAAAATCCGCCCGCGTCACGTTGACGCGCTGTCCGTTGACGCGCTTGGTCAGCACTGCTTGACCGGATCCGGCTTCGCCCCCTGTATGGGCCTTGACGTCGGCTTGCGGCCCAAGCGCCGACACCAACGCCTTCTTCATCTCGATCGCCCGAGCCACTGGCACCAGATGTGGCGTCTTGCTCGCGCCCTGCTGACTGAAAGCGTGGCGCTGACCAATGCTCATGCTGGCGAACCCATGATCTGCTGGATCTTCGCTGCGAGCGGCGGGCTGTTGCTTGGCCTGGAGGACTTGATCTTCCCGCGAAGCCGGGGCCAGTCCTCGCTGGCCCGGAACTGCGTTGGCCGCCGGTTTGGCCTTTTCCGTTGCCATCTGATTGATGATGCGCTGCTCGGCTTGGGAAGCGCCCCGGGTCTTGGAAAGCTCCGCAGGAGACAAGTGTCCGTATTTCTTCCGCACGTCAGCTTCCGATGTTTTCCCGGGGCCAGCCTCTTTGGTGGCGGGAACGGACTTGCGCTGTAGCGATTCCTTGACCTTGTTCGCCAGCCCGCTGTCGGCCCGCAGCATCCAACCGGGTTTGTGGTTGCCTTTGCCCTCGTAGGACCGTTCCGTCCCACTTTCTTTGGCAGCGGTTGCACGTGCAACCGCTTGCTCCTTGGCGGGCTGGATCTTGGTGGCGTGGAACTCGCCCTTGTTGGTCAGCACCATGTTGCCGCGATGGCCGAGGACGATCCCCGTCTTGCCATCGGGCAGCTTGACGTGGCTGTTCTTGGGCATGGCCTTCTCGTTGGCTTCCGCCTGAGCACGCACCTGCTCCTGACCCTCGGCGTGAGCCTCGGCCATCTTGGCGATCTCGGAGTGGCTCTTGCCTTCACTCCACGCTTTGGCTTTTGCCTCTTCGCCGGGCTTGAAGAACTCTTTCATGCCGGTAGGGCTCTTGGCCGTGAAGCCGCTCCCCGTCTTGACCACGGAGCCCTGCGCGATGCTCCCCTGCTTGGGCAAGAACGATTGCCCGGTGCCGGTCGAGTGCTTGATGGGGGCTGCTTTGGAGGCCCCACCACCACCGGTGCTGCTGAACTTGCCGCCATCGTCGCGCTTGTGCTTGCTCTCGTCGAAGTTGCCGCTATCACCCGTGCGCGCGCCCAGGTAGATATGGATGTGCTTTGCCATGATGGCTCCTAGTAGGGTTGGTGAAGCTCGGCGATAACCGAGGCTGCGGATGGGTGCATGGGCTGTGGCAGCTCGTCATGCGTGAACCAGCCCCAGTCAGTGTGTTCATGATTGAGCCTGGGAGTGAACTGGTTGGCGCATTCAAGCAACCAAGTTTCAAAGCCACCCGTCACGCCCAGGCTCCGCATCTTGGATACGTGGGGTCGGAGGGCCGCGCCGATCTCCTCCCAGCACTCGCGGACGGCCCCCATCAACGAGGTCTCCTGGTGCTCGATACCACCCCCTGGGAAAGCCCAGTGGCCGGCATAGTCACCAGGGCCGCGTTTGAGCAGCAAATAGGCGTGGCCTTGCTCGCCCTGGCCCCGAAACAGCACCCCTGATGCGCGCGGTTCTTCCTGGCTATCAGCAGTGCGCCAACGCCGGATGATGGGCGGCCCACGATGGGGCACGATGATATCGATGCGGTTCATTGCGGCATCCCTTCACTGGCTGCTGCGAGGCGAGACCATTGGTTCAGACTGCCACTGGACTTGATGGATCCATCAAGTCCATAGCGGGCAGCGTCCCAGGTGTGATTGTGTTTGTCGATAACGACTGGCAGCACCAGCGGTTGGCCGTGCTTATCCACGATCTTCGGATCGGTCTTGTAGCGGTAGAGCCGGGCTTCCCTGGCCGTATTCGGGCAGCGGCTGTGGATGATGATTTGGCGGTACTTGCGCAGGTGCGCAATCCCATCCTTCACGCACCCATCCCACTTCTCCGCTGGGTGGCAAGCAACCCCGTAACGCCTAAGGTGGCTTATGGTTTCTGGCCGGCTACTATCCGCCTTCACTGGCCACTCCATGACCTCTGGAACATCGGCCGCCATGCGATCCACCATCTCATCTAGTTCGATGCCGGTGTCATAGCACTCCCGCTCGATATAGAGGCAGTCATTCAACTCGAACATGCTCAGCAGTGCGAGCGGATCCTGGGCGAAGCCAAAGTCCAGGCCCAGGCGCCGTGCTGGGGCCTGGGTCCACAGCTTCTCATCAAAATCCTGCACCACGTACTTGCCACTCAAGATGATGGCATCGCTGACCTTCAGCGCCATGCCCAACCAGATGTGCTCGTACAGATGCTGGTCCAGCGCCTTGTCATCTAGCATCTCCTGCTCAAGCGGGGAGCCAGCAAAGAAAGGATTGCTGTCGTAGTTGATCTTGTGAACGATGCTATTGCTACGCGTATTCAGCACGAAGCGCTGGTGGGTGGCATCGTTTTCATCAATCAGGTTATAGCTCACCCATATCTCGGAGCCGGGCTTGCGCATGGTCGGTGACAGCGATTGCCAGCTCATCGCCGTCACGGTCTGGGCTTCTTCCACCCAACAGATGTCCACGCCTTCCACAGAACGAATGCCCTGCTCGTTCTGAAAGAGCCCGCGAAAGATGAACTCAGCCCCGGTGCGGCTGGTAATGCTGGTCTTGGTCCACTCGAACCAGCCCTCCACACCCAGGCGCTTAATCGTGTCGATGAGCAGCTTGTGCGAGGAATCAGCGATGGTGCGTTGGATTTCCCTGCAGCAAAGAATGCGAAGTGGCTGCGTCATCGCCTTACGTACCAGGGCCTCGGCAAAGCCCCACGACTTCGCACTACCGCGGCCACCCCAATAGACCTTGTTGCGGGCGTGCTTGTAGTACAGGTCACTGAGTGGGTGATTGCGATCCAGCACGAGGCTTGGGATATTGGGGTCGATGCTCGGTGGCAGGTCCTCAGTCCTCGATGAGCTTTCTGCGTACTCGCGTGCCCGCTCCAGTGCTTGTTGCTGCTGGATCTTCCTCGCCACCCTCTTCTGCTTCTCCGCCAGTGCCAAGAGTAACGCCTGTTTGGGCGGCAAGCTCCGCAATGATGAAATCAAGCTCTGCATCGTCGACATTCTTAATCACCTCCACCGTACTGATCTTCGGCGCGTAATACGGGGCCGCCGCCTTGGCAGCGTCCTTGCGTTGCTCGACATCAAGACTCACCCACTGCGTGATGCGCTGACCATTGAATGGGTCGACTTTGATTTCTTGCTGGGGATTGCCGCGTGCCATATCCAACAAGATTTCGTGTGGGAGCAACCCAGTCTCCTGGGCGCGTGCGATGCTTGCCTTAGCAAGCCGATTGGTGGAGCCTTCTGGGCGCCCGCCTTTGTTCCTGGGCTTCTCGATTTCCATAGTATTTAATTCAGCACGGTGGTGCCTTAGTGGGCTTACGCAGGGATTGGTTTTCGCTGCGTAAGGTCACTAGCAAGCATCGTTACCATTGCTTCGCAGTGATGCTCAGCCTTGATAGTGCTCCAAAAACGGGAAAGCCCATTCGGATTAGTGAATGGGCTTTCTAACTAAGCAACTTTGTAAGGATTTCCAGTTACGGATGGTGCCGGTCGCACTACATGATGGTCTCCTTCAATCTATCCCATGGTGGAGCGCCATGGCGCTGTGATGGCAAATGGTGGGGGCGCGTAGCTTAGCTACTTGGCACTGGGTGGGAGAGCTTGAGCGGTCTTTGCTCGGTGCGCAAGGTCAGCCCGGCGCTTTGCTTCCCAAGATTCCAGTGGCTATGCCCCCTTATCTTTCACGGGCTTGTTGCAGTGCTCGTGCATAGCATGCGTAAGCAAGCCCAGAAGCCATGCGCGCATGGCTTCTTCGTGTGGGTTGAAGACCTTCACGGAACCATCGTCCTGGAGGTCGCCAATGATTCCATCATTGGCTGGGCAGTAGTTACGAAACGAGTAGTTAGGCATCCCAACACTCCTCGCAGCTCGTGGTGATTACCGGTGCTTGTTGCTTTTTGGAATTGACGAGCGGATGCAAGATAGCCAAGAAGATCACCAAAATCGCGGCCAGCAGGATCAAGGTCGAATCACCGAGCAAATGGCCTGCGAGCAAGGCCGCTAGGGCGATGATGCGGGCAATGATGGTGAGCACGAGCAGAAGCGTGGCAATCATGTTGGCTCCCATTTGGCAACATCGCCAATATCAAGCCCAAGCACGGGATACCCGCAGTTGCCGCACCGCACTTCGCTATTACCTTCGGGCACGGAGCCATCCAGGTAGAGTGCGTGGGCGGCCAGGATGGGTTCACCAGCCCTGGGCTCTACGCAGTACAAAAAGGCAATGCCACCACAGCCGCCCTTGCCAAGGGCATGGAAGACTGCGTAGTATTGGCCTGGAAAACTCATCGAGCGAGTTCCCAATCACCGCTGAAAACCTTGGCACTGCCAAGGCGCTGGACCACCTCATCCACGGCATCATCGCCTGGATCACGGATGGGCCTCAGCAAGCTATCAGCAATGGCAACGATCTGGAGCTGGTCCGGTCAATCGGAGGATCCGGTCAACGAGGCCATGTTGCTTCGTTTCTGGCGCGCTGATGATGCGGGCAAGATCGCCGGCTTTGCAGTTCAATGTCACGGCGCACCTCCAATCAGTTACTGTGGTAATAGTGCCCGGCGCACCACACGCCGGGCTCCTGCTGGTTGGCAGGTTATCCCAGCCTAGCGCCGGGGATGATTTGTTGATGATGCAGCGTATTTGCCCGCTGGGCAGTCACATTGGACGAGGATGGGATCACCCCAGGGCTGCAAGCTGCCACTGTCCCGCAGACCCGAACCGCGGCAGTACCAGCATCGCATTTCATCCAATGCCTGCATCTCCTCCTCGGAGGGGTCGCCGTAGGCGTCGATATCCGTTTCACCGGAATCGGCGCGATCCAAGCGGTCACCCAACCAAAGGAGGAGCAGAACGAGGAGGCAGAGCAGGACTGCCGCCCCGACACCGGTAACTGCTGCTACGAACGCCGTCACAGCACACCATCCCTGATGCGGGAAGCATCCACGAGGCTTTCCAACAGCATCCGCCGCTCAGCCGGCGTGATGCGCGAACAGCGCTCTTCATTGATGGGCCCCACCATGGGCCCATCTTCCAGCACGTGCTGTCCCACGTAGGACCATCCAACATCCCGCAGATTGATGCAAATCTGCGTGACTTTGAAGAAGGCGCTGGCACCAACGGCGAAGCGGAGGACGTCCCCGCGCTCGTATTTGGGGGCCTCCATCGGAGTGCGTATCCGATCCTTGCGCAATGGCTCTTCTTTCTCTTCTTTCATTTGCTATCTCCAAGGGGTTGCTCTGGGTCCCCATATATACCCCGCTCTTTACGAACCAGAGCCCAGTAGCGGAAATTTAGGAGCCTAGCAATATCCAACACATCACCATCCCCGATGGCCGTGGCTTGGCGATCTGGCACGGCGCGCCGCAACACATTGACCTGGGCGCCGTTGCGGTAGCGAGCATCGCGGCGCACCAACAGCACGCCGGAAGGATCGGGGATGAACTGCGCAAGTCCGTCCTTCCAAAGCTCTTCAGGCATCGCGTAGTAATGCTTCCAGACCTTGTTGGGCCACTGGCGCTTGCGGCCAAAATCAGGATGGCTCCATGGCCTGTAGGGCGTCCATTTGTCTTTTTTGGCATCAGCCTTTAGGTCGCTGCGGCTGATCTTGATCTCGATCTCAATCAAGCGCCTGGACCTCACATCCACCACGAGCAGGTCCTTTTCGTGACCACCCCAATAGCAATTGGGCACGATAAGCATCTTTGGGCTCACGCTAGGGACGTCAACGAGGGAGGCCGCCACCATTGCCTCCGTCCACTTAAATGCTGCCATGTTGGTATCGCGGAATAGGTTGGTGGCCCTGACTCATCCCAACACCATCGATGCCCATAAAGCAGGGCGATGCTTGGAGATCGGATGTTTCGGCCTACAAGGATGTCGACCTGTGCGTTCGGAGCTAAACCGCTACGCGCGAGGTGCTCAGGACCAGGGCCACCAGGGAAAGCCACAATGCGTGAACTTCCCTCATGCCCCTTGCCCATCTATACGGCCGGCAAAAAGAACCCCAACCAGCCGGCCGACACGAGCTGGTTGGGGGACCGCGTAAGCGGATGCAGTGGTATGCCCGGAAAAGGAACGGGCCCAAGGATAGAGGGCGGGACTCACCCTCCGCTGGCAATAGACCCACGACCAGCATCCCCATTGGGAACAGCAACGACGCCCTTGGAGTGCAGACATCGGCCATATAAGCCACCACCCCGGCCCAGCCCAGCGACCAAGGGCGTGGAGGGCATGAAAAAGGCCCCATTTCTGGGGCCTTTTTCAGATGGAGGGCACTTCCTGTCAGTGCCAAATTGACGCGGATATTAGCCCAAAATCGAAACCTTGGTCAATCCGTCACCACTCCCGTGATTCCATGGGCGTCAAAAATGGCCGCCAGTTCCGCCCAGGCCAGCCTCTCAGTTTCCTCCAAATAGCCGTGGATCCTGGCCCTATGAGTCGCGGCCGTGGTGGTGGTGACATCGGCCATGCGGGCCAAATCCTGCAGGCTGGCGCGGCGTTTGGTGGGCTTGGCGTAATCCTCGATCAAAGCCACTCGCAAGCGCGGGTCTGTGCTAAATCCTCGCTTGCCCGGCTCCTTGTCCATTCCTGCGCGGTCACGCAGGTGCTCGACCAAGATGCGCACGGCTTCCACCCACTGAAACTTGAGAGTCCAGCCCCGACAGCACTGGGAACCGCAGAAGCATGGGACCCTCGGGCGCTGGACCGTCAAAATAAGCACCAAGCGCTGGGTGACCTCTAATTGCTGGAAACGCTGAAGGATCCAGCCCGCCATGATGGAGCGGTCCTGCGTGCCGCCCAGGGCCACGCTGGGACGCACCATGGTAGTTGCTGAAGCTCGTCGCGCAGTGCCAGAATAGGCGCGCGTTTGAGCTTCAGCCTTCGCCTTATCCACCGTATTGAGTGCCATCTCCCGGTTCATGATGGGCGCCGGGATGCTGGAATCCTCGAAGTTCAAGGCGAAACGCAAAGCCGCTAGAGCACTTGCAAACAGCGCACGCTCTTCCTGGGGCTCGGTCATTTATCCCGCACCTTCCGCCGCGCGCACCATGGCCTTTGCGTGAATGGCCTGTTGCTGGCTGTCCAGCACTTTTGCCATATCAGGGGCTCTGTAGGCGCTGCCCTTTATCCACTTGCCACTAGCATCCTTTTCGATGCGGCCGGTGATGGGGTTGGCCTTGCTCAGATTTGAGCTACCAACCTCATCATAGGCTTCCCGCCCAGGAAAGCCGGCTGAAAGGCTGAACCCGGCGACCACGACGGCTACGTCAGTGATGCCATCCAACAACTCATAGGCGCCCCTCCTGGATGGGAGGAACCACCAGTCATCTGGGAGGTATGAGAGCTGGGCACGAATGAGCTTAGATCGACTTTCGAGCAGTTTGGCCGTGGATTCCAACGCCACGGCAATGTAGTTCTTGGCAGACTGCCTCTCCTGCTCTTCCGCCGCTTCAGCAAAGTTGGAATTGAAGGTGGCGGAAAGCTGGGAGTCCATCCGAAGCTCCTGAGCCAGGGCCATTTGCGTCTCTGCCAGCTCTTCCATCATCAAGGCTGCGTACAACAGCACGCCCTTATGGATCTGGGGGCCATCCGGCGGTATTTTTTGGTCACTGGCAACCATCAGGCTTTCTTGGTAACTCCAGATGTCAACCGAGGTCTTGGCCTTCATGTATTCCCGTATGCTGCTCTCGAAGGCCTCCACGCGGTCACGCGCCAGCAGGGCGGTATCTTGATGATCCAATGCCCATATGCGGATGATAGCGAAGGAGAAACAACAGAGAAAACTCTGAGCCGCCACCAGGTAGGCCAACTTGGCATAGTCATCGGTGGCGAAAGCCTGGGCAAAAAAGAAGCCCAGACCGAAAACAAGAAGCTCGTAAGGGAGCTTGCGGAAAAAGTGAGGGCTGTATTTGATCATGGCGAAACTCCTCAGAGCGGGTTGATGCGGGCGGGCCCGCTGGTTTGAATGGCATCAAGAATCTCTTGGGAGATGGAGCCCTGAGTCTGATCCTGAACAACCATCATCCCGTCGACTTCACTGGGGCGCACATAGAGTGCGCTATTCGCACCATGCTCGCGCACTTCCACGGCCGCCAAAAGAACGCGCCGTTGCTGCCCACCACTACCAGTCGGCTGGGCAATCAACCAGTTTTCCACCCAATCGAAAATGTGCTTAGCGAAAGCTTCACAGCCCACGGCGTCCATGAAGATGATGTCCGCCACTCCGAGCAATTGGAGCCACCGCAGGTTCTCTCGCTCTGGGTCGTCATTGGCAACGATGGTTTTGTGGTCGAAGCTCTCCCGCAGCCATGCTTTGATTTCCTTCAGGCCACCAAAGTCCTGGACCCAGTTGCGCTGATCCAGCTCCTCGGCCTCAAACGTCAGTTTGACGCTAAGCGCGTAGCCATGAAGAAAGTGGCAATGGCTATCGGCGCGCCACTGACGAAAACAGACCGAAAGCCCGACTTCATGGCCGTAGGTCTTGGTGGATTGGTATGGCATGAAAACTCCTAGATGGTGATGCCGAAATATACGGCTATCAGAAAACGATAAACCCGGGCTAGGGAGACTGCGCCCGGGTCGGCCCCATGAAGAGGAGCAAGAAAGGGCTCAGACCCCTTTCTTAGTTACTGCGAAGGAGGTCGGCGTAGGCCCTGGTCTTGAGCTGGGCGCCGCGCCCGAACCACGCGGCATCAAGGCGGCCATTGTTGGTGCGGCCCATCTCATGGTCAACGAACTGCGTGACGGCGTTCAGGAGCCCCCAGCGCGTGCCCTTGGCGGTCTTCAGGTTGGCCCCCATGGCTTCCCCTTGGAAAAGAGCAAGAACGCGCTGGAGGCCACGTGGCGTGTCTTCCTCATCCGGCTCCTGGGGCATGGCTGCATCGCTCAGCTTACCCAGCCATGCCGTGTTGATCTTGGGCTTATCTTCGACCTGGAAGATGCGCCGCAAGGCTTCGTTGGCGTCATCCAGCTTGATGGGGGTGTCTGCCAGATCCCGGGCGTTCTCCATGAAGGCATTGAAGCGGTTCAGATTCAAGCCCATGGCCGCATGCACTTCATCATGGTCGAACTCCTGGCGGTGGCTGATCTTCAGCAACTTACCCGCTGCGCTGGCGCCATCCAGTGCCATGCTGAGGGTATTCCAGCACACCACCCGCACGGCCGTCTCGCACACCAGCGTGCGCATGGAGCCGTCCAGGCTAGTGGCAAGCAAGATGTTCTGCTGCACGACGTCCTTGCCGCCCTTGTCCACGCTGGATTTGAAATCACGAGTGGCGAGCGCCCAGACCTTGCGGCCACCGTAGAGGGCGCCAGCGGTGTGGATCCACCAGCCCTCGACTTCCACCAGCTTGCGAAAGAACTCCAGCATCTCCCCGGGTTGGACGACGTTGTAGTTGGCGCCAACAATAGCCAGCGGTGCCATCGTGTCAGAACGATAGAGGCCCTGGTAGTCACTGAACTCGATGAGCCCCTTGCGGCTGTCTGCGTGGCGGCCGTGAGGGGTGCATTGGAGGGCCTGCCAGTCAAGCCTCGCCTCTTTCTTCCAGACGCCGATGCTGGCGCCCTTGGTCAGCTCCTGGCCCAGGCCGTGCCAGGGCTTGTTGCCCACGTAGGCCATTGCGGTTTTGCCATCGGCGCGGGCTGCGAGATTGTGTGCCATTTCAGTTCCTTTCAGATTCGATGAGGGTCAGGAGTGGGTTTGGCCGGCTTGCCAGAACAGGTTGCGTTCATAGATCCAGCGGTTGATGGCGCGCTCGTTGCTCCAGCCCAACATGATGACGTGGGCAGTCTCAGCAACCTCCGTGCGCGGGTAGGGTGCGGGGCGGGCATGAGAGGCGCGGAACGGCCGATCCAGAAGCCGGACGTAGCCCATCACGGAGGCAATCAGCTCTTGGGGAGTTGCCGCCATTGCCTTGTACTTATCCGCCAAGGCAATGAGTTGCTTCTGGTATTGGAGTTCAGCGTGCTCAGCTTCAACGCGTTTGACTTGCGCGCGCACGATGCGCCAAAGGTGGATGGTTTCCATGCCACACACCTCACAGCCTCAGGTCGTTGGTGGCGCCCGCCGCCACCTTCAGTGCATCCAGCGCACCAGTGGTGTAAGCGATGACCATCTTCGGATCCTGACGGATGAAGGCGACGAGGTCAGTGTCAACGGGCACGTCGTTTTCTTCCAGGAGCTTCAACATGTGCTCCGCCACGCTGGCCCCGATGACCGCCAGTTCGCCATCACTCAGCGCCCGGATTTTCAGCTTCCGCCCCTTCTTGGCCGCACTGGCGCTGTGAGCCTTGTTCATGGCCTTCTTGACGGCAACCTTGTTGCCCTTACCACCCTTCTTGTTGGCGGCCACGGCAGCGGCCGCCAGTTCCTTCTGCGTGGCCTTGTCCCCCTTGGCGATCGTAGCGATGCGCTTCGCATCGCTCTTGCCCAGTTCGCCGGAAGCCACGGCTTCCTGGACTGCGCCGTCAGCTTCGAGCAGCGCCAGCATCTCACTGACGTGGGTGCTGCGGCGGCCCACCGCGGCACAAATGGCTTTGATGGTCATGCCGGCGTCACGCATGCGCTTATACGCGGCGGCCTCCTCCAACGGAAGGAACGGCTTGCCACTGTTGGCCTCGAACATCTGGATCAACGAGGTCAGGTCTTCCTGGGCCTTGTCGACGATGACGGCCGGAATGCCGTCAGGGAAGAAATTGGGCTCTTTCTTGATGATGGTTTCGATGGCCGTCAGGCGGCGGTCGCCATCGATCAACTCGAAGATGTGGCCCTGCTCACTGGGCTTGAGCAGGCGCTTGACGCGAATCGAGTTGAGCAGACCGTTGGCCTTGATGGAAGCCACCAGCACTTCGATCTCGCCGAAATCGAAGCGCGGATTCCAGCCGGCACGCCGCGTGATTTTGGTGGGGTCGATGTTGAAGGCGCTGGAGCGCTTCAGCACGCCAGCGGCTTCCTTGCGCACCGCCGGTGCGGTCTCCGGGTCCTTGGCGGCTTTGTTGGTGGGCGTGACGGCGGAGGCAGCGTTGCTGGCCTTTTCGGCGGCTTTAGGTGCCATGAGTTTCTCCTGTGGGTTGTGCTGGGCGACATGTCCAGCGGAAGGCCCCGCACGCGAGGCTATCCGCTGGACACTTTAGTCAGCACTGCGCGCGTAGGCTTCACGCGAGTCCCTGGGGTACGCGCGCAGATACTCGTCCGCGCAGTAGGAATCGACAGCATCAGCCACGTCGCCTTCTTCAGCGATCAGGTAAGCGCGGGCCTCCTCTACGCTGCACTCGGTTTTGCGCATGACTTCAGCAATTTTGTCTTGGGTAGTCCACTTGGGCAGCATCTCGATCTCCTTGGTTGCGCGCCGCGATTTGCAGCGCATGGGGAGATTATACATAAATTCTGGGCGGGATGTTTTTCCGCCC